ATATATGCCCATCAATCAGAAGGTACAGAACTCCCTGACTTTGTTGGCAATACTTGATGCCTCAATATCTTTAGCCACAATGTATGCCTCAACTTCAATCAATATTGAACGTGAGCTTAGTCCATCTTTCTCCAATGAAGAAATAAGGTCTTTGAGATCTTCTGCACTAAGTGATGACTTGGAAATGAAATCGATTAACTCTTGTTCTTCATAAAAAAGATTATCCATTAGCCCATCTGCAATTGTTCCTTCATTACAGTCCTGAACAACATGATGAGATTCATGCCTAAGTGTATCCAAGTCATTTTCTGTCCATGTTACTTGTGGTCCACCAGTAACACCATTGTCTTGACATATTACCAGGATACCTGCCCTTGTGTGATACATACCATCTACTCCAGGACTACAATGAAGTCTAGAGTTGATACTAGTAATAATACCAACTTCGTTGAGTGCATTGAAGAGGTCTAAATGGTCTTCATAAGTGTTACCAGCAATGGCTGATCCTGGTGTGAAAATAACAGAAGCGCCTGCAATAACAGAGGTAAGAAACTTTTTCATGATTTAGTTTTTATGTGGTGTAAATTAAACTTGTGAGAGATAGTCAATGAACATGAACTCATATTCACCATCTTCGGGATCTTTACCATCAACAACCCATTCAGAATGGATGGCGTCAGAATTACCATAGTTGTCATTATCAACATGTTGTACCATCTGTTGATAAAGTTGTTCTGCCATTAGATCAACAGATTCTTGTTTGATAGTGTTGTTCATGGTGTTGGAGGAGTGGTTATACTATAGGGACAGTTTAGAGGTTACTGACAATAATGTCAACAACCAGATACAGAATAGGATGCAACCCATCCGGGGATTCCGTTCATTGAAAGTCCTGTGTTCTGATAGTCTGCATAATCATCAGCAGCCTCTTCAGTTTCAAATGGACCGATGAATTGTGGTTCATCACATTCAGTTGAATCGAATCTTACATAGATGCTCATTTGATTGATCGGCGAGTGGTTATACTATAGAGACAGTTTAGAGGTTACTAACAATATTAACAGACAAGTTCACCTTCAGGAATCTCAACTACCTCAGGTTGTTCATCATCGAATTCATGAAGATTGTAGCATACCCAATTACCATTCTCGAACACATATGCGTATTCTTCACCATTGTCGAGATAGTCAAATAGGTTATCATCTAAACGGGGAGGAGTATGCTCACCACGTTCTGAGTAATACTTAGGTGATGGAGTTTCTTTCACAATGTCATACTTAATAGAACCATCTTCGTTCTTAAGAAGTTCAGAACGAGTGGTGCCATCAGGTTGAAGAAAGTGTTGGTAGAGTGCTTTACTACCCCATGTTTCTGTAGTGTAACATACACTCATATCACCACCATCGATGAGTTCAGAAGCCTCATCATAAGAGTTGAAGTGTTCAACTAAGTGACGGCCCAACCATTGTGGATAACCATCGTAATGGTGATATGCTGAAAGAATGTTTCCGTTTGTGAGTTTGATGCCGATTCGTGAGCGAGTTCCCATGATGTTTGTGTGGTTATACTATAGAGACAGTTTAGAGGTTACTAACTTTATTTCAATTCAATTCGTTCGTATAGACACATACCAAGGTCAAAATATAAATCCTCATCCATCTCACCCATTTTGGCATCTAATGCTTCTTCAATACATTGACGCATAACCTCATTGTATTTCTCATTTGTGTAAATGTGTTCAATGATGTCATCTTTTAACGCATCGACAATACGTGAGACAGTGGATTCAGAAAGTGGCATTTGATTGGGTGGTTATACTACAGGGACACTTTAGAGGTTACTAATAATAACCTCAACGAACATAAAGGAATGAACCGTATTGGTCAACAACCTCAGGAGTTTCGACTAAGGACTCAAGATAGAAACGAATACCTTTAGCAGGGGTACGATGCGAGGCAGGTTTATAACAACTTCCATCATTCTTATCGATGAACATGAACACACCATTATTTGAAAAACTGTTGTCAGAATGAACCCTGAATTGATTCACCTTAATATATTTTTTACCTACACTATATTCTAACTTGGAATATGAACTATGTCCAGATTCAGTTGCATTAACTTTCCATTGATTGTTGACAACTTCTAAAAGACATTCAGTCAGATATTCGGTTTTATATTGTGGAGCGGTAAAAGTCATGAGTTGATTGGGTGGTTATACTACAGGGACACTTTGGAGGTTACTAACAATAATATTCATGGAATTGACTCCATTAAATCATACTCACTGATGGGTTCAATTGGTTCAACATAAGGAATTTTACCAGTACCATCAAAAATCATGTCAACTTGATCTCGACACACATTAAAATAACAGGTAGTTGAGTTTTGATTATTAAAACATCCAGAGAAATATTCCGAATCAACGACCGCAATTTTACTGCAAGTAGGATCAATTAAGATGTATGAGTCTGCCCTAGTCACAAAAACATCTTTATTTGAATAAGGATTCTTTAAGATCCATGGATTTGCATAAAATTCGCCATTTTTCTTTGTCTTAAGACCATCTTGCTTTGTTTTAATATCTGGGAGATAATTCTCACCATAAACACAATCAGGATCATCTGGTGATTGTTTTTTACTAGCTCTCAAGTCAATATATGATTTGACATACTTCACAAATTCATGTTCAACCTTATGACCTTTGACAAAATTATAAAGTCCTACTCCAGAATATCTCATATAAATTTTCTTACATTCAATTAGAAAATCGATAAAAACTTTATCAGGGATAGAATGAAGATCATCAACAAATTGTTGATAAGTGGTTGCCATAATGATTCAGTGGTTATACTACAGGGACACTTTAGAGGTTACTAACAATAATATCACTGAATAAGTCGGTCAAGTAACTCTTTTGTCAGTTTATTACGTGTCTTTGGATTCAACTCACCAAGACTTTCATTCAGATATTCATCAATGAAACTCCTGTATAAATCTTTTATTTCTTTTGAATGTTTGTTCAGAGTGTATTCAACAAAGTCTGGATAGATTGTATTTGTCAGTTGTTGGTAATTCATAAGTATACTATAAAACCTCACCCAACAAAAGTCAAGTGAGGTTGTGACAGTTCAAAAACTGGTTAGGTGCTCATTCTCTTATGCACGCGTCCCATAATCTTGGTTCTACCTTTGGCATCAGGGTTGGTGCCAGTTTCTTTCTTATACTTGTCAGTTTCTTGTTGTTTCATGATACCACGCAACATGGTTTCACCCTTACGTTGTTGCTTCATACGTTCGCTTCTAGTTAACCCGCTGGCTTTCGGGGATTTATAAGAAGGATCAACTTTCTTCTCTGGTGTCTTCTTGGTCAGAAGTTTGGATGCTTGTTTCTCAGCGTCTTTAGAAGATGTTTTAGTTTTAGTTACCTCTCCACCACCTGATTTGGCCTGGCGTCTTGCCAATGCTGCGGCCTTTCTTTCTGCCTTGACCTTATCAGCATATGATTGTTTGACTTCTTCAGAACCTCTTGATTTTTCTGGTTGTTGAATTCTAGTAGATGCTTGTTTCTGACTACCAATGTCCTTACGATCCTTATAGCTAACTGGTTCAGACTTACCACCACCAGTGGCCTTCATTCTACGACGTTCTGGTTCACTCTTTCTACGGTCTCTTCCTACTCTTCCACCTTCACCAGTCTTACGAATCTGACTACGGCCTTGTACTTCAGGGTCATAAACTTCATTGGTTTGTTGTGTAGGTGTAGGTTTCTTATCAGTAGTTTGTTGTTGGTCTTTCTTCGTTATATTGTCAATTTGTTTTTCAAGTTTTGCAATTTTTTTACTATCTTGCATCTTCTTATTATAGATGTCAATCTTTCTTTGTTCTTTTTCTTTCTCTTGCTCTGCTTCTTTCTTGGCATTGTAAAGATCCTTCACCAATTTTACAGGAGCCTTTCTTACACTATCAATTTTATTACTAAAACCTTGCAGTTGGTCACTCTGGAACTGAGAAGAATCACCTCTGGTCGATGGGCCTACCTGTGCTTCTTCGTTAAATTGTTGAAAGGTCTTCATCTTCTTTCTTTATCCTATGTCTTATTTAGTTTTAGAATGTTTTTTGATAAAGGTAAGTGCTGCCTTACGGTTACGACAAGTCTTCAGAATGTTACCCTTATGAATGATAACCAACTTGGTCTCACTACCAGTCAAAGGTATGGCTGCATACTCATCATCTTTACCTACAATGAATCCTAGTTCCCGAACTTTGGGGTCTAGGATATTACTTCTGTGTTGGATTAGTTTCATAAACTCCTTTTTCAATAATTTTATGTGAGTGAAGGTGTGTTAGGTCATAAACGGGTTCGATATGGAAAAAAGGGTTTTTGATATCCTCAAAGCCCTTGGTATCACTGGGCTCTACTTCCGCACTACGCTGTCAAGGAGCTCACCTCTCTCAAACACAGTATCAACAACATTTTGGAGAGCACGTTGTGTAGAAATACCGACTTTACTATAAATCGGTACGACGCATAACCCAAAGGACTTATCGGGACAGGTGCGAAGAACACGACCGATCGACTGAGTTAATTCAATAGTGTCCATATTACGAAGGAAGATAACACAATCCAGACGGTTGATAGAGATGCCCTCTGACAAAATAGAACGATGAAGAACAACGAACTTTTTATCAGGGTCTTTGCCCCAAGTGTTTAGGACGTTAAAGAACTCCTCACGATTGACCTTCTTACCATCAACAACTGCCCCGGTCTTTGCCGTAATATAAAGGTATGAATAACCACGGTCAGACAACTGAGTAGTGAAATCGGTATGAGTGATGACATTTACCAGTTGTTTGGAAGTCTTCACACAGACCAGAAGTTTCTTCATCTGAACCTCATCAATAGTGGAGATGAGATGTTCACAATCAGTGTCACAAGTGATGAGTTTGGTATTGTTATGAATGTCAAACTCTTTCACATGAATTTTAGGTGGGGCAATATACCCACCTTGAACAAGTTCAGGAGCAGAGACACGACAAATAATGTCACCATAAACCTCACGGTCATTCATACCAGGCTTATTGATAGTGATAGAAGTCTTACGGGTTGCAGTAAAGAAGTATGAACGATCTGCTTCGTTAGAGAAGAACTCTGTAGGGGGGAAAAAGTGACGTTGAACACTGTTGTGTGCCTCATCGAAGTAAATGGTATTGACTTCGATGTCTGCCTCTTGTACACGATGTAGGGAGTGATATGTGGTGAAAATAAGAACACTCTCGCCCTCACTACGTGCTACATTGGTGAATAGGTGAATATCTTTTGCCCTGGTGGAACTGAAGTGAGTAGTTTCACCACTATGACAATGAAGCACATGAACATTCTTGGTGTCAATGACCTCAAGAAACTCTGAGCACAGTTGCTCAGAAAGCAAAATCCTGGGACAGACAACAACAATAGTAGAGGGTTGAGTCTCTAGTTGTCTCTTTGCATCCATGATTGCAATCAGAGTTTTTCCTCCTCCTGTTGGGATTAGTATTTGTCCACGATCATTGGACTCAAGTGCATCCAGACCACGTTGCTGATGAGGGCGAAGAGTAATCATTTCAGAAGTGGTGGTTATACTAAAGGAACACTTTAGAGGTTACTAACAATAATACCCCCTGACTTGGTGAAAGTCAAGAGGTAGTGGACAGTTTATCAATCGTCTGATTCTTGCTCCTGTGGCTTATCCTTACCAATGTTAGAAGGGCCTACCCAGACACGACCTTCCTCACGCCATTGTGCAATTTGTGCGTGACGTTGATCGATAAGGGTTGCATAACGTTCGCGTTGGTCGTTAGTCCATTTGAAATCCTGTTTACGAACTTGATTACGGATTTCTGAGAGTTGGGTTACGATTGGGGTCGTCATAATGATTGATTGGTTACACTACAGGGACAGTTTGGAGGTTACTAACAATAATTGGTTAGTAATTTAGTCTTATTAGTCATCACCTCTTCTGTTCTTGACATACTCTAACTGACTCCAAAAACAAGGATGACACACTACCAGAATGTGAATCTTTTTATGTTTCTCATATCTTGTATATTGACAATTAGGTTTATCCTTTACACCTGTCTCGATAGTAATATATTCGCTGTCAACAAAGTATACCCATCCTTGGGTAATCGTCCCACCAGTACGTGTCCAGATGACATAATCATCAATCTGTGGGATATATGGATGAGCCATACGATCTTTACGGGTTTCCATCAGAAAAATGCCGCCTCTAGAGGATTGAGGTGAAGTTTCATTGAAGTATAAGGACGCGTGTCTTCAATGTCAACTTCAGAACCAACTTTTTTAGAGTTGATTGGTCTATAATACTTGTGACCTTTCTTTGTGAACCGCACAAACCCCCAGATAGTCTTAACAGGTTCTTTTGTGTAGATATATTCTTTATGATGATTCAACCAAATTGATAAGACATTGGTTTTGAATTCACTAACTGAATATGAATACCCTGTTGGAGCTTCATGAATAAAATCATTGGGAAGTTCAAGTTCAATCATTTAGTTAGTCACTTTTTTGAATGTTGTCTTGGAGTTTGAAAATTAGACCTTTAAGATTTTCAATCTCTTTGTTTTTCTCTTTGATATTGTCTTCAAGATGTTTTATAGTTCGTTGAAGATCAACTAAAAGAGATTCTGTTGAATAGTTTGACATATGAGTTTAAGTAAGGAATGAGGTAACAATTCCTGATTCTGCCTCGGATGTAATAGTATATTTATATGCCTTACTAATATTTTCCCTCAACACACTATAATACTCAAAGTAATTACTATCATCTTCAGTAGTAATCAAGTTAAAACACTCTTCATCGCTATCTGCAAGGACATTCCAAACTCCACCATATTCTGATTGCGGGAACGGAACAAAATGATCAACAATAAACAGGGTCTTCATTGGTTTGGTTTGATTACTCTTCAATGTTAGTGGAATTGGTCTGATTAGTCAAGAGACCTTGTTGTCTCTGTAGCTCATACTTGAGTGGAATGAGATGTGAATAAAGAAAGGTTTTCCATTCATTATCCTCAAGAAGAATAGTTAAGTTGTCAATTTGTGACAATGCACTGGCGATCTTTTGGGTTTCAGTCATGTAAACTCTGCCATGTAGTATTCAAATGAGACTCCGTATTCTTTGGCCTTCTCGGCGCATTCTTCTAGGAACCGTTCAAGTTCTACTGGTTCCATTTGTTGAAGTTGTTCATCACTCATTGAAATCTACCCTGTGCGAAATTGGCGTAGCTGAACTGTTCACGGTCTACGAGTTTAATCATACCATACTCTGTGGACATGACAAACCCTTCTTGATTGACCTTTAGTCCACCAATGTAAGACTTAGGGCAGTTGTAGACAATCATGTCTTCCATAAGTTCTTCCTTCATCTCAACAACTAATAGGTAAAGATTGGCAAGTTGAAGTGAACCAAGGATGTCAATCAGGTCAACCTCATGGAGTTTCTGTCCAGACCTGATAAGAGCATTGATGGCAACCTTTGCCTGACAAGCCTCTTTCTCTGTGAGGAATGTGTATTTGTCAGTATCAATGACTGGAGCGGTAATGTTACAGTTTACACGGTCAACAAAGGGTTGAACAAACTTACAGTCATTAGTCTCACAAAGGTCACCCTCCAGTGCATGAGCCTCCATCTCATAGAGAGGACAATCACCAGTGTAATATGTGTGAGGAGCAATGATGATATTTTCAGTTACAATCTCATCAAAAACATATTCGATAGTGTTAGGTTTGTATGATGTATTACCTCCTGTCCCCAGAAAATCTCCTTGGTAGACACCTTCAGTCCGAGGAAGATACTTCAAACAATTGATGAGAATAGTTTCAACATTTGGTTGATGACCAAAGTGTTGGATGACATCTTTCTTGGTATAACAGACCTTGATTTTCTTCTTGTTAAAGGCACTTTTTGTCGAAACGAAAAACTCACCATTCTCAGGGTGAGTTCCCCAGACAATGGCAGGGCTTCCATCTATTTTTACGCTGACAAATGCATCACCATAAAGAGCATTGATGACTGATAAGTCACCAGTGAGGATAAGATCTTCTGGGTGTTCCAAATGTGTTAAAGGCATAATGTTTTGG